GATGGGTGAGATTCTCGGCTCGCGTGCGTGACGCGGTGCGCTTGAACATGCGCTTGTCGGCCGAGCGACTGACTTTGCTACGGGCCATCTAAAAGCCTCCTTTGTGGATATGATACACAACTTCATACACACTTTCTACGAACTAGATTCTAATTTACATTGAGATGTTCTATCCGTAAGCCATAACCGAGAATGTATGTGTAATATCAAGATTCGCTTGCGCGAGGTGTGTAAATGTGTAAGATTTTAGGTAAGGAGGTAACACATGGTTAAACGTTACAATTTCAGCGTTCCAGAAGAGGAGCACAAGCGGATGAAAACGCTTGCTCTGGAAATGGGGATGTCCGTTTCAGACATCATCAGAAAATGCTTCTTCAAATTATCGGTGGACGAGAAGATGAGGGCCATCATCAAGCGTGGTGAATTCACTTCGCATAATGTCCGATATGACGGAGAAAAAAAGGCCGATGCAGCGGACGGCAACGGCCCGGATTCCTCATCACTGAATCCATCTAAAGAATATCACAAACCAACACCAGAAGAGCAAGCATTTTTAGACCACTGCGTGCAAGTGGCAAAAGTCCAATGGATTGAGGATTACGAATAATGAAAAACTTTAGAGCATACGAAATAATGGAAATTTGGCTAAAAACCTACTTGAAAAAAATTCTAGATTCCGGGAACCCAAACTTTAACTGGATAATAGAAAACCTAGAAGCCTACAAACGACTCGAAGAAGCCATCTTCAAACTACCCGATGAAGAAGATGAACCAAATGATTGGGAAGAAGAATAATTTAGACGGAAAGACTCATTCCAAATCGTCAGGAGTGCCGTTTAGATTCTGATCAATAGCACCGCCAGGTAAATGAAATGTTATCTCATCCAACGTGAATTTCTTGCCACAATGGGGGCAATTCGCGTAAGTTTTCCTCTCTCGTGCATCATTTAGGATTTTGTCACAAGTAACTTTAATTTTGTGGGCACGCCAACAGGAAATAACCGCAAGAATGGCGGATGCGGCAGTGCCAATGTAACCAACGATCGTTGGTATGTTATCGCTCATCCAGGCGAGAATATCTTCAAAGCTCATAAAGAAGGACTCCTTAGTTTTTCCAATGACTCCAAAAGGGCGGCTTCGCAAATGTCACCGAGGATTTCTTCATCGGTGGTATGGGCGGCGCCCAAATTATTGATGAGGGTTTGCCGAGCAATTTCAATGGATTGCTCCTTGAAGAGCTTGAACCATTCATCCTGCTCATGCGGTTTCAAATACGCGCGGGGGATGCCGGCAACGTGTTTATGGAATTTGCCGTAGACATGGCGATCATGTCCATCAATTTTGGCAGCGTAATAAGAGCCGATGCCAGGACGGGTAGACATTTTAAGAAACGGCTTAACCGGATAAGAGAACCATAAAGGGTCATTCTGCTTCTTCTCAACGTAACCGCAAACGTAAGCGATCATGTTTTCCTCCACGGGTTTCACCTGGTGGATGCCATAGGGCCATGCCTTAGCGATCGTTTCTGACGTGGCGCATTGCCAAGCGTAGGGCACGCAATCATCCAGTTTTCCGTAAAGAATAAGATGCATGTGAGGACGCTTCTGCTTTTCGCCATATTCGCCACACGAAAAGAACCTATACTGCTTTTTCACGCCATAAGAGGGATTCCTAAGACGGCGCATAAAATCCGACATATCCTGAGGACGGAGCGAAGGCACACCATCCACATTGGGGATGAATCCGCGATCATAGGTAAGCGTGATGAAATGGAGTTCGTCATAGTCATAAAGCTCAGCTTCGTGACAATTCCTGATCTTCCATTGTTTGGCCTTATCCATGCGGCAGCCAACGCAATGACCGCAAGGTATGGCGATAGGATCCGTTAGGTATGTGTTCATGCCGATTTTCACCATATGCGCGAAGGGCGTAACGCGCTTGTGATGCATCTGCAACCAGTCAACGTTCAAAAGATTGCCGGAGGTGGACGGCATTATGACTAAGTCCAATTTACCGGTATCGGTATATGAACCAGTCCAGAACGCTTTCATAGGGTGACAACATGCCATAACGTGTGTAATGCGTGGGAGCGTGCTCGCGCAGCTCCTTAGGGCACCATATCTACAAGGGGTACATGGTGCCCTAAGACCCACCGATTATCCGAAGAGACCCTTTAAGGCTCGTTCAACCTCTTCATCCGAGATTTCGCGGCTGGATTTGCCGGAAGCACGGCCATTGAGGGCTTCAAGGTAATGGTGCATTTGGTAACGGGTGCGGGTTTTTGCCACTGCAGTATCGGCGGTCATGGCGGCTTCTTCAGCGGCAAGGTTCTTGATCTTCTGAGTGACTAGCTCGTGATGATCGGCGGCCTGTTGCGCGGAGTTTGTGAATTTCGCGTATAAGGCCTGACCGATAGCGGTACGAGCTATGCCAGCGATCAAGCCGAGGATTCCACCGGAGCCAGCGGACATACCGGCGGCGGCTTTTGCGCCTGTTGGGATGCCGCCTTGGGATGCGGCGGAGCCGGAAGGAGTGGAAGCTCCGGAAAGACCACCGGTGGCGGCAGGGTTGATGCCGGCGGCTTCCATGTCGGCCATCTGACGCTGGATGGCCGTATTGCTCATGTACGCCTCGAACTGGCGTTGCTTCTCGGCTTCGGCTGAGTTGAAGGTGCGAGCTTCAGCGGCTTCATGCGACTGCCACTGACGATCAATGGCCGCTTGTTGAGCGGCGACTTGATTGTTAGCGGTGGTGCCGCTGATGTTGTTCCAAAGCTGACCAAAGAAACCAGTAAAGGAATCGGCCGCGCCTTGGCCGTTGCCGTTACCGGGGGCATTCCAAGACCAACCGCCGTAATCCGAGGATTTCCATCCATCGTAACCGATTGGAGTACTACCGATAATAGCCATAGATCACTCCTTAGTGGTGGCCAAGGGATGCAGGGATGCTATAGAGCGGCATCGGACGCACCATCGTGATGTTGAATTGGAACTGACCCATGAACTGAAAGCCAGTAGCCTGACTGGTAAGAGTCATGGAACGATCGACCAGGGCTTTCTGACCGGATGCATCAAGGAAACCAGGCAACGTGGGGGCGGCAGCAAATTTATTGCCATAGGTAAGATACTCCATGCCGGAGTTGCCGAGAACGGGGTTAGCGTAGCCACGAACCTGATCGACGAAATAGCGGTATTCGGCCCAGGCTTCCTGATAGCCGAACACGGAATCATCGTTAGCGGCGGAGCCGGTGACGTAAATCTCCTTTTCCTTGATTTCCTGTTCGCCCAAACTTGCGAAGCAAGGCCAATAAAATTCAAGGCGGTCGAACTTGGTATCCTCACGCTGGATGCCTTGGGAGAAGGAATCCTTAACGCGGACGCAGGCGACAACCATCAAAGTCCCATGCTCGGTGAAGCTCTTGGAGAAAAGGAAACCGCCGGGGTTAGAGAGCGAGAAAGCACCGGTGGAACCAACCTCAACACCGGAGGAGGCGGCGGTGGCGGCGACCTGAGCAACATTAAGGGAAACGCAAATACCGCCAAGATACTCAGGACGGGTATCAATGGCTTTGCCGCGAACTCCGTACATCGAATTGATCAAATCAGGATATTTGTTACCGCCACGGGCGAGATGCTCAAACCATTCTTGCGTGGCGATAGCCGCGCGGAACGCATTAATGGTGGCGGCGGTGGCGGCGGAAAGATCGGCGTACAAGTTAGCCGGAACCGCGTAATTGGTGCTGGTGATGGATGCATCATTCTGAGCAACCAGTCCAGCGGTGCCGTTATTCAAGCCGAGATTGCCGTAAACGTTCTGATCGCTACCCGACTGATCGGTGAAGTGCAGGGCCGGAGCGCCGGAGATGGTGTTGTCGGTAGCCGAGGTGAGGACCGGGGCTTTGGTGCCAAGCGGCAGCTTCACCTGGTTAAGGTTGCGTTGGGGCCAGGGCAACGCGGAACCGAAATAGCCGTGATAACGGGAGACGGGGGCCAAGCCTACGCGCTCGATCGTGAAGATGGAGCCGGAGATGCCGGCATCGGAGCCGGTGACGTAGCAGTGATTGTTGGCAGGGACCGTGTAAGTGACCGGTGATTGGCAGTTCGGTTCGCGAAAGTACTCATTCCAGATGGAATAATACGCCAGCGGCTTAAGGCAGTTAACGTAATACTCAACGGATGTACTCACGTTGGGTTTTGCGAAGCCAAGGCAGTCCGCGAGACCGCCAACGATGTAATAGGAAGAACCAACGCCGAAGTCCGGAAGCCTAACATCACCGGGCGTGGGCATGTTCAAGGTCGAATCCTGAGCGCCGATAAAGGCTTCCCAGGAGTGGTTTTCGGTATCGGCGGCAGGGGCCATCGACTTCCTGGATAAGACCAAACGATGCGGAACAAAATACGCTTCGATCGTAATGTCCATGTCATCCATCGTGGGGAACCTGGGCGACAGGAGACGGATGGCGGAACTGACCGACATGGAGAAAGTGTCGCCGGGCATGATGGAAGAAGTGGCGAAAATAGGAACCAATTTACCGGTATCGAAAGAACCGGTCCAACGGGGTTTAGCCGTCATTTTGGAACGGCTGATCTGCAAGGCAATGGGATTGCCCTGGAAATATGCATCATTCGGCATCGGGTTTTACCTCCGGGGTATCGGGATGTTTGTAAATATCGGGGAATTTCTCGGCAATGACCTTCTCGACAATCGAGGTCAGCTGATCGTCCGAAAGCTTAATGGCGGACTCATTGAGGCCAAGGGCATCCAGGATTTGCTTAGTCGCGGCTTGCGACTGGACGGCGGCATTGGCCAAAGCTTGCGGCGACTGGAACTGCGGCAAGGTCGAATCGCCGGAGTGCTTGCCATCATCGGCGAAGTCCTCCGGAAGGGCTTGGCCGGTCTTGATGAGCTTCTGAGCCATCTCAACGCCGCATTGGTCCTTGTAAGTCTGGATAAGGTCGACCAAATCGATCACATCGGATTCGTCAGGCGTGGTCGAACCGGTTGCAGGGTCGAACTTAACACCCAAGTTAATCATGGTACGCTTGCTGCAATCCTGATCTTCGGACTCAAAGATGATCACGCCGAAGGCATCGCGTTTAATTTCCTTGGGCTGCTTTACCATTTTTGACTCCTTCCTCGATTGCCATGCGCTGCTGATAAGCGGTTTGCAAGTCAAACTCTAAAATCTCATCGGCAGGTTTGATAAAGCCGGTTTGCTGATCAAGGATGCCAATATATTCAATCTTGCACAGATGAAGATCGGCTTTTAGGTAATTCTCAGGATGCATGAGAATCCCCTCTTGGTTGCGGCGGAAATAGGATTCCGGCTCGTCTTTATCGAACTCATAACCGGGGAAATAAGTGCCGGTTAGATTGTTCTTGATGCGATAAACGTAAATCATTAGTGTCTGGTTCCTCCTCTTGGAACGATTCGATGGGTGAGATTCTCGGCTCGCGTGCGTGACGCGGTGCGCTTGAACATGCGCTTGTCGGCCGAGCGACTGACTTTGCTACGGGCCATCTAAAAGCCTCCTTTGTGGATATGATACACAACTTCATA